AAGAGCACGCCGTCGACGTTGCGCACGCGGCCATAGACGCGGCTGCGCGCGGCCTGGGCGGTGGCGGTCATCACCAGGCGGTCTTGCACGCTGGCGGTGAAGGCATCGCGCGCGGCGCGCTGCTGCTTGCGGCGCTGGTGGTTGCCGTAGCCGATGCTGGCCGCCGCGAACGCGGCCGTGGTGAGGGCGGTGAGCTGGCCCACCGTGGCGATGTAGCCCGCCGAGGTGATGGCGGTGTTGGTGGCCAGCCAGACTGCGACGGTTTCAGGCACTGGGCATCTCCATCGGCTGCGCGGTGCAGCGCCAGGCGCGCACCACGGCATCGGCCGGCACGGCCACCACGCCCAGCGGCGCCGCAGCGTGCCAGGCAGCACCGCCCCACACGGCAAGCGCGGGGCGCTCGGGGTCGTGCTGGCTCAAGCCCACGTCACCCGGCTGGGCCAGCGCCACGGGCACCACGCGCCCGGCGCGGCGGATGGCCACACCCGCCACGCCGCCGAAGCGGGCCAGCACGCGCGCGGCCTCGGCGGCGGTGCTGTACGTGCCGCGCAGGTCGGCAGCGGGGTCGTGGCCCGTCACGGCCAGCACGGCGTCGGCGGCGAACAGGCAGCAGTCGTGCACGCCCCACTCGAAGGGCTGCGCCTCGCGCGCGGCGAACAGGGCGGCCAGCCGCTCGGGCCAGTCGCGCAGGCGCTGGGTGGGCAGGTGCGGGCTCATTGGCGGAAGTAGGCCGCGGCGGGCCAGCGGTCTTGCACCTGGGCCTGGCTGAGCACGTAGCGCAGGCTGGTGTCGCCGGGGTGCAGGCGCTGCTGGTCGCCGTCGGTGTAGCGCAGCGGCTTGGGGCGGCGGAAGGTGTCGCCGCGGTGCACGGCCACCACGCCGATGGTGCAGTCTTCAGCGCCGTGGCTGATGGGCATGCTGTCGAGCGTGCCGGTGAAGATGACCGGCGCGTCGAGCACCGCGTGGGTGGCGGGGTCGAGCACCACCAGGCGCAGCACGCAGCCGGTGCCGCGCACCTGCTCGCTCAGCGCCAGGGCGATGCTGTCGAGCGGCACGCCGCTGAGGGTGAAGCGCAGGCCCTGGGTGCTCTGCACTTCGTCGGTGACGGCCTCCACCGCGCCCAGCGTGCCGGTGCCGAAGTAGAGATTGCCCGCCCACGAGATGGCCACGCTGCCGGTGCACAAGCGCACCGGGGGGTCGAAGGCCAGATCGAGCAGCAGCGCCATGGGCACCACCGGCCCGGCCAGCACCGCCTGCGCGGGCGCGGCCACGCTGCGCATTACCACACCTCCACGAAGTCGAGCGCGGTGCTCTCGATGAGGCCCGGGCGGCGCACGGGGCCGGCCTGCATGGCAGGCAGCACCATCTCGCACGTGGGCCGATACCACGTGACCGCGCTGCCGCTGGCGATGGTGCCGCGCACGCGGTTGACGATGGGCACCGCCATGCTCGCGTCGTCGGCCGCCGTAGCGTTGGCAGCGGCCTGGAAGAGCTGGCCGCCGGCGCCGATGAAGTCGCCGGCCAGCAGCGTGGCCGGGCCACTGTAGTGCGTGGCAGCCGCGGCGCGTTCGAACTGCACGTTGTCGACTTCCAGGGCCGCAGCACCAGCGCTGGTGGGCCGGGCTTCCATCCACACGTACACCTTTGCGACGACAGCGCCGGCGGGGGCGACGCCGGAGACGGCCCGCCGCGTCCAGACGCCGCCGGAAGAAGCCCCTACGGCGCCCGTTGTTCCGAGGTAAGTGGCCGAGACGTTGAACCAGTCGATCGACAGGCGCACGGAGACCCCGCTGTCCCGCGTGTCGGCGCTGAGCGAGTAGGACGTGCCGGCCACCACGTCGGCGTCGGCCAGGTAGCGCAGCCCGACCTGATCCGATGCGGCCGTGCCCAGGCCTGTCGCGTCGAGCCGTTGCGCTGCTGGGCTGTTGAGCCCGACCACGGCGCTGGGCGTGACCGTGCCCGTGGTTCCGTTGGTGTAGGTGGCCCAGCCGTCAGCCAGCCCATCGACGTTGCTGTCGAGCTCGAAGCTGCTGCGGTTGAGCAGGTTGATGGCGTTGCGCGCGCCGGCAAGCTGCAGCGTGGTGGCGCCGCGGTTCACGGTCGCCGACAGCGTAGGCGTGCCGCGCAAGCTGCCCCGCGGCGCGCCGCCGGTATGGAAGGGCCACACGCGCACGCGCTCCACGCCGCCGGCCAGGGTGTTGGCAAAGGGGCCCACACCCCGCGGGTCGTGCTGAAACTGCGGCGCCAGGCTGCAGCTGAGCACCCAGCGCTCGGCGATGAAGTCCACAGCCTGCAGCGTGCCGTTGAACGGGCTGGCGAACTGCGCGCCGGCCTTGCGCAGCGACAGCTCGGCCGCCTGGGGGATGAGGCCTGCCGGCCAGTCGATGGTGGCCATGGCTACAGCACCCGGGCGGCGCGCAGCCGCTGCATGATGGTGGATTCGACGTGCTGCATGCCCAGCTGCACGGCGTTGGTGACTTCGCCGCGGGTGACGCCGGCCGCCACGTTGACGGTGACGGCCATGCCGCCCAGCGCGTGGTTGGGCACCACGGTGCCGGCCGACGCCGGCATCACGATCTCGGGGCCGCGCTCGCCCACCAGGTAGGCGCGGCCGGCCGACACCGGGCCGCCGTTGGCGCGCGCGCCGCCGAACACGCTGGAGCCCAGAAAGCCCAGCAGGCCGCCGAACTCGCCGGTTTTGCCGTAGTTGCCGAAGAGCGCCTCGCCCAGCTTGGCGGCCAGCGCCTGGGCCACCATGCGCTGCAGCAGGTCTTGCCAGATCTGGCCGATGTCGTCGGCGTTGCCCTTGATGACCTGCAGCACGCTGTCGCCGAGCGCGTCCTCAATGTTGCGGGCGGCCTGGCTGGCGAACTCGCTCACCTGACGCAGCGGCTCGGCCAGCGCCTCCAGGCGCGGCAGCTGGATGGAGTTGACCTCCTTCGTGAGCCGCTGCAGCCCCTCGACGGCCGCGCGGCCGTAGGTGCCCCAGGTGATGGCACCGGCGGCCACCAGCACGTCGGCTCGGGCCACCTGCTCGGCCAGGCGCTCCTGCTCGGTCTGCAAGCTGCGCGTGACGGCCAGGCCCTCCTGCTGCAGCGCCTCGAAGGCGCGCGCCGATGACTGCTGCGCGCGGATGCTGTCCAGCGCCGAGGCCAGGCCCAGCACCTGGGCCTTGGTGCTGGCGTCGAGCACGCCGAGCAGGCCGCGGTTGATGGCGATGCGGGTCTGCTCTTCGGCGCTCACCTGCTGCGTGGCCAGCAGCTGCTCGCGCAGGCCTTGCGTGTACTGGTCGAGCGCGCTGGTCTGCTTGCGGATGTTGTCGGCGCCCGGTTCGTTGGCCTCGCCGACGCTCGGCAGCGCGCTGCTGCCACGGCCGCGGCGCGCCAGCTCGCGCGGGTCGCTTTGGCCCAGGTCGGGCAGCGTGGCCCGGGCCAAGCGGCGGTACACCTCGTCGAGCTTGCCGATCTTGGAGATTTCGGCATCGAGCCCGGCCAGCAGGTTGCGCCGGGCCAGCGGGTTGCGCTCGGTGGCCACCACGGCGCGCTGGCGGTTGAGCTCGGCCAGCTTGGCGGTGTAGAAGGCCACGCCGTCGCCTGCATTGGCGAAGCGCCGGCCCTCGGACACCAGCGCGCCGATGCCGGCCGCGGTGCTGCCGAACACGTCGCCCGCCAGCTTGAGGCGCTGCACGTCGTTGGCCAGGCTTTCCACCACCGGGCCACCCAGGCGCTGCTGCAGCACCGTCCAGTTGCTCGACAGGCGCGACACGGCCTTGCTGAGCTGGTCGAAGGCCTCGGCCTGCCGATCGGTGACGCTGGCCACCAGCTGCCCGTCTTCGACCAGCTCTTTGAGCAGCGGCGCCACCTGCGCGATGCTGCGGCCGAAGAGCTCCTGAGCCAGGCGGGCCTTGTTGCCGTCGTCGGCGAAGTTGGCCAGCGCCTTGGCCACCGACTGCAGCGCGTCGACGGGGTCTTGATCGCGCAGCTGCTGCACGCTGAGGCCCAGCCGCTCGAGCGCCTGCGACACCGGGCTGTTGGGCTTGGCCGAGTTGAGCGCGGCATTGAAGCGCACGAGCGCGCCGCTCACCGTCTCGAAGCTCAGGCCCGCACGGCCGGCCAGGTTGGTGATGCCGCTCAGGCGCTCGATGGTGCTGCCGGTGGCGTCTTGCAGGTCTTTCAGCCGGGTGACGGATTCGGTGGCGCCCTGGATGAAGGCACCGAAGGCCGCCGCACTGCCCAGCAGGCCCAGCACGCCGGCGCTGATGCCGGCGAAGCGCGCCGACACGCTGCTGGCCTGGGTGCCGAGCGTGTCGAGCTTGGCGCGCACGCTCTGGAAGGCGCCGCCGGTTTCGTCGGTGGCGGCGATGGCGATGCGGGCGCGGCTCATGTGTCAGCCCCCATGCCGGGCAGCAAGGCCACGAAGGCGCCCGCAGAGTCGACGGCCTGCACCGGCGGCGCATCGCACCACGGATCGGGCGGCATGAAGTCGGCCACCGACCAGGGGCGCGAGTCTTGCCGCCGCAGCGCACCGTTGGCGGCTGCCGCCTGCAGCTCGGCGTGGCGCAGCGCGTCCCAGCGCGGCCCAATGCGCTGCGCATCGAGCCAGGCTTGCCACTCGTGGAACTCTTGCAGGCTGATGTTGCATTCGAGCCATGAGACGGTGCATTTGAGGTGACTGGCCAGCTCGTAGAGCGCGCGGCGCTGCGGGCTGGCCTTCAGCCGTTTTTTGGGTCGCCCAGGCCGTTGAGCCGCTCCACCACCTGCCACAGCTCGCCCACGCGCTGGCCGTGGCGCACCGCAAAGGCGGCCCACTCGGCAGGGCTGTAGACCGGCTCGAGGTCAACGGCCAGCACGCACAGGTGCAACGCCACGGGCAGCAGCTCGGCCGCCGCGCGCTCGGCGGCGTCGGCCTCGCTCTCGCCGTCTTGCGGCTGCACGAAGCGCCGGCGGGCGGCCTCGAAGCGCATGGCGCGTGGCATGTCCATGCCACGCACCAGCACCGTGCCGCCGATCTCGGGCACGTCGACGGGCTCTTCGGGCAGCTTTACGGGCGCGATGGCCTCGCGGCTGATGAGCATGCGCGGCCGCCCGTCAGGTGCCGTAGACCGTGGGGTCGGAGAAGAAGCTCACGCTGATCTCGCCGCGCAGCGTGCTGTCTTCCACCGTGGGCACCGCGCGCAGGCTCCAGTAGGCGTTGGAGACCAGGCGCGAGTTGTTCGGGAAGATCATGCGCAGGGCCACGGGCGTGGCGGCATCGCTGGCGGCCAGCACAGTGGCCCACCACGACAGGGCCGGGTCGTAGAACACCGGCAGCGTCACCTGCACCGGGGTGCGGGTGGTGGGGATCTGCTTCTGCACCGTGTCGGTGAGCGTGGTGATGTCGGCGAACTGCGGATCGCCGCCGCTGACACTGAGGCCGCTGGTGATCTGCGAGATCGTCGTCCACGCGGTGATGCGGCGGATGGTGCCCGTGCCCGTGCCGGTGGGGTAGCGCGACGTGCTCGTGCTGTTGATGCCCTCGAAGGTGATGTTGTCACCCGTGACCACGCTGGCGCGCACGATGCGGCCGTTGAGTCGGTCCCAGCCGGAGTTGACCTCGAGGAAGTCGCCCACGATGACGCCGTGGCCAGAGGCCAGGGTGGCGACCGCGCTGGCGGCGTTGGTGACGGCCGTCATGTTGACGGCCACGCCGTAGGTGGACGCAATGGCCACCTGGGTGCCGGTTGCAAGAGTGATGGCCATGGTGTGGCGCTCCTTTTCAGCTCAAGATGACGCCCGGCGCAGCCGGGGCGACGAAGTAGGTGCACTGCAGCTGCAGCGTGATGCGGGTGACGGCGGCTTCGCCCTCGGTGGCGGCTTCGCGGTTGATGCCGGCGAGCTGCAGGCCGTGCGGCAGCGGCTCGGCAAAGAGCAGCGCCAGGCCGGCCTCGGCCAGCGTGTGCATGGCGTCGTCGGCGTCGGCCACGGCGCGCAGGGTGTACTGGGCATCGACCGCCAGCGTGTGGCGGTTGATCTGCTCGCCGATGGTGCTGATCTCGACCTGCTCGTCGGCCGCGAACAGGCGCACCGCGGGCAGCTCAGCCTCGGCCCAGGGCCAGAGGCGGCTGGTGCGCACGCCGCCGGTGCCCAGGGCCTGCGGCGCCAGGCGCGCGGCCAGAGCGTCGACCACTTGAGCAGCTGCCAGCGCCATGGCTCAGGCCCGGGCCAGCACCAGGCGCAGCAAGACGCCGTCTGGCGGCTCTTGC